TAGACGGCGAAGGGTATCTTCCGTAGAAGGCCAACGCCAAGACTGGCGGGAGGACTTGCACCTCCCAGTAAGCTTACTTAACCAGTTGCTTATAAACTACACCACGATAACGAAGAGCATCAACCTTGTAAGTTTCAGCTTTCTTCTTAGCGTTTGCGATGTAGCGGATAACGATGTTGGACATGAGTTCGTACCTAGTAAAACCTAAGCCCCGTTCCATGCTTAGGAGGTCATGCGTCTATGGTTGATTCAAGTACCATTTTGGTAAACTGCATTTCCAAGAACTCAATATCTTGTTGCTCTTGTGGGTGACCACCAGGCCACTGTTGTTTATACAGTCTAAGTGCATCACGAATAATGCGTGCACCATCATCACAGACTCGAATGTCAAACATAGATGAACGTACGAATTACTATTTTTTCTTACGCATTGCTTGCATAAGTTTTTGAGCTTCAGCAGTTTTACCTTGCATCACAAGCTCTTTGATTTTTCTTTGCATGGCGAGCTTACCCATAAGCCCAACATGCGAAGGCATTTGACCTGGCATGATTAACCAATAGCAGGTGCCATAAGTGCCACGGGAGTTGTCTCCACGGATGCAAGATCAAGCGGGAAGTTATGTGCATTCCGCTCATGCATCACCTCGAAGCCGAGGTTGGCACGGTTGAGGATGTCAGCCCATGTGTTCACCACATGACCTTGACTCTCAGTAATGGATTGATTGAAGTTGAATCCGTTGAGGTTGAAAGCCATGGTGCTGACGCCGAGTGCGGCAAACCAGATGCCGACAACCGGCCATGCTGCGAGGAAGAAATGCAGCGACCTAGAATTGTTAAAAGATGCATATTGAAAAATCAGCCGTCCGAAGTAACCGTGAGCGGCGACGATGTTGTATGTCTCTTCTTCCTGTCCAAACTTATAACCGTAGTTCTGACTTACCTCTTCAGTAGTCTCACGGATAAGGCTGGAGGTAACCAGAGAGCCATGCATAGCAGAGAACAAACTGCCGCCGAAGACGCCAGCAACTCCCAGCATGTGGAAGGGGTGCATCAGGATATTATGTTCCGCCTGAAAGACCAACATATAGTTGAAAGTACCGGAGATACCGAGTGGCATTCCGTCAGAGAAGGATCCTTGTCCAAAGGGATAGACAAGAAACACGGCAGTAGCTGCAGCTACAGGTGCGGAGTAAGCAACAAAGATCCAGGGACGCATCCCTAGTCGATAGCTAAGTTCCCACTCTCGTCCCATGTAAGCAAAGACGCCAATGAGGAAGTGGAATACGACGAGCTGGTATGGACCCCCGTTGTAGAGCCATTCATCAAGTGTATTAGCTTCCCAAATTGGGTAGAAGTGAAGTCCGATGGCATTGCTGCTTGGTACGACGGCTCCCGATATGATGTTGTTTCCCCACATGAGGGATCCGGATACTGGTTCTCTGATTCCATCGATGTCTACAGGAGGTGCTGCGACGAAAGCAGTAACGAAGCAGATGGTTGCAGCCAGCAAGCAAGGAATCATGAGGATTCCAAACCAGCCGACATAAAGTCGATTGTTAGTTGAGGTTACCCAGGAGCAAAACTCATCCCAGGTAGACCTCTGTTGTTGTTGAAGTACAGCGGTCATTAAAAGTGCAGGGTTGTGATTGTTTAGGGTATGTATTTGAGCACTTTAATGAAGCCCTCCCAAGGCTCACGTCCAGTGGAGGGCTGTATTAAATATCAGAAGTTGTACTTAGCGCCGACCTTTGTGCCGTAGCTATTTTCGTCGTCGCCAGTCAAGAAAGAGAACTCACCGTACACAGACAGAGCGTCGTTCACGGGGTAGCTACCACCAATCTTGCCGGACAGTTCAACGTCACCGTCTGCATCATCAGGTGCCAGCAGAGCAGGACCACCCTGCACGTACCAGCCTTCACCTTCGTAGCCAACGTGGACATCAGTAGCAGAGCCACCGTAGTCAGAACCAACGAAGCCAGAGTTGACTTCGACGTTTGCGTAGGGACCAGCAATAGCGGCACCGTGTGCCATGCCGAGGAGGAAACCGGCAGCAATAATAGATTTCATAATTAAGTGTTTAAGCTTTTTTCTTTTTGGATTTAGGGAAGCCAGCCTTCATGTTGGCGTATGCCGAAGAGCTGACAGTTGAGTTAGATTTAGAGCGAGAAGTACCAGCCTTCTTTCGCTTATTGATGTTGGCGTACAAGCCAGGTCGCTTAGAAGCAGCCATTATTTCTTGCCTCCCTTCTTAGGGGGACGACCTTTCTTTGTTCCGTAAGTTCCTTTACCTGATGGCATAATTAAGAGAAGGTTGTTACTGACATGTCAGCGGTTTCTTTTTTCTTAGCAGGTGCTTTTTTAGCAGGCGCTTTAGGCTCAGCAGGACGCTGAGCTTCTTCGTAAGGTCGTACAGTCATTACCAAATACCAGGGATAATTTGTCCAGTCAATGCATAAGCGCCCAAAGCAGCCATGACGCCCAGCATCGCGAGACGACCATTAAGCTTCTCAGCCTTTTCATTGTGGGTTTCAGTTACATCCATAATTGTCATAGGTGGTTCTTTTGCGTAGATGTTTGTGCGACCGCCGTCTTCAATAATTGTTGTCATCGGAAGGTCACATCAGATCGTTCAAGTTTTTCAAGGACATCGTTGCGGTAAGCAGGGTCACGGTCATACCGTGGATCAGCAATAGCAGAGACAACTTCTTCCTGACTACGGAAGACATCACTACTATTGTTGGCAGCTTTACCAGTCAGCATTCGTCCTTCAAATCCATTAGCAGAATCGTATTTTGCTTTAAGACCATCAACCATCATCTGGATCACGTCAGTGTTACCAGTAGAGATGATGTCGTCGTAAGCTTCGATCTGTGATTCGGACAGGTTGTTGGTAGCCCAGTCGATTACTTTGTCGTACTCAGCTTCACCACCAACTGAATTCTTGATAGCGTTTACTTCGTTATCAGAAAGTTCAACTGGCTCAGCAGCTTCAGCTTGAGGTGCATTGGCTTGCATCTCCATGTATGCCTGGACAAGGTCTTGGCTACTCATCTCTGAGAACTTAGACATCATGTCTTCAGACAGCTCACCCTTCTCTGCAAACTCAGCAGAGGCATCAGTGATCAAAGACCGGGCAGGAGAAACTTCAGGAGCTTCCTCTTCGGAAGGCTCAGCCTCACCCTGCTCTTCTTCAGTACTGTCTCCAAGTTTCTTTTGGAGTTCAACGTACGCCTTTTCAAGCTCAGCGGCTGACTTGTATTTACCAGCCAGCAGTTGCTCCTGTTGTTCTTTAAGTTCCTGACCTACCTGAAGTGAGTCCTGTTCTTCTTCAGTCAGAACATCAGCTTCAGGGGTGGGATCGTAGGAAAGTGTTTCTGCCATTATTCAATAGGTTGTTCTTCTGGTTGTCCCATCAAGGCCTGTTCAGCCATTGGTGTTTTTGCAAGTTGACCAGCCTGACCAACCAATGATTGACCAATCTGATCTTGCTGTTGTTGCTGCATCTCTTGCGCCATCTGCTCTTCAGTCTTAATAAGATTGAGAGCATCAATACCTTGTGCAGCAGCAAGACGCTTGATGACCTCCGAAGGATTGATGTACTTCATCAACGCTTCAGGACCAAGTGTCTGTGCAATTGTTCCCATAAAGTTTGCAAGACTTTCTCTGTCTTGACCACGACCCAGTGCATTCACACCAGCAACAATCTGTGGTCGAACAAACTCCTTAGGAATCTTGGGTAGCTGTCCATTCCTTTGCAGAACCATCATGATCCTGTTGAGGTATGGAACAAGGAACTCAACGGTCAGCAGACTGAAGAGACCACCAAGCTGTTGCTCTAGTTCGAGCTGTGTGAGGCGTACCTCTTCTGCTGTGGTTCGTTCTGACTGACGAATGTTGAGTTGCAGGAAGGCTTCACCAATACGACGTTCAATCTGCTGAGCCATGTTGGCAGCAGTAGCGAAGTCAGCTGTCTTGCCTACCTGAACAACGCTGACATCGTCAGGTCTTCCCTGAATGATGGCACCGTTACCCGCCTTAGCGAGTGAGCCTGGCTTGGTAGTACTAGATGGTGACACCATAAATACAACCTTTGCAGCGGCTGCGCTGCCTTCGATGAGTGCCTGGCTGAGTGAGTCAAGTGCACGGAAGTCACCAAGGAATTCCTCAACACGACCCCTGCCATAGTCTTCACCGTCAACAGTGTTGAACCTGAGAGGCAGCCAAGGGCTTGCATTCTTAGGAGCGGTGCTACGGCTACCAGGAATAACCTTGTCAAAGACCTCCTGGTGCCACACCCAGCGGCCATTCTCTAGCCTGACATGGGTATAGACATCGCATTCTTTTTCGTTGCTCTGAGAGTCATCTACAACGCTCTTGTCGTCGTAACCAATCTCACTTAGCAACTCTTTGCTGATCATTTCTTTCGTAACGATCTCAAGAACATTGCCATTGCCGTCACGGTTAATAACAAACCGATTCAGTGGGAAGTTTTTAAGACCATCTTTGCCCATAAAGACAAGGGCGTTACCAGAGACAATCAAATGCTTGATTGCTTGGTGTACTACAACGCGGTCATTAGAAGCGGCGATGTAATCCATGATGATCCGCTCAATTTTGCTGAACGAAAGGTCCAGCTCACTGCGGATCTCTGGGGAATCCATCTCACCCAACTTATCGTCACGTACCTGTAGCTTGAAGAAGGAAGTCTGTGGTGGTAACAACGCCAGCATCAACTTGGATGCGAGCGTTACAACAGCTTTAGCTCCCACTGACTGCCAAGGAAGAGGCAGCCGCTTGCGAGAGTTAACTGATGAAGTGTCTTCAGTAAGCAGGTACGGCAACGTCAGCTCAGAACAATCAACAGCAGTACTCAAGAAAGAGTTGCGGTGTGAAGAGAGCCGGTCGTAGCACATACGTGCACTAGACATTTAGACCTCCAGTGTTGCCACCACTTTGAGGGGTGTTAAGAGGAATCTTCAGAGCATCAGTGCCTTTACGTGCACGGACATCAGCAGATTTCTTTCGACCATATTGAACATTAGGCTTGGTCTTTTCACCTTCATCAAGCTTCAAAGCATCTTGTGGAAGGGGCTTAGGTGCTGGCGGCGGCGGCGGAGTTGGCGGCGGCGGAGCAGGAGGTTTAACTTCAGGAGGTCTAGGTTGGTTAAAGCACATTAGAATTGCATTCGTTGTTTGAACCATTCGACGACATGACGTTGTCCAGCTCTATACATGAGCTGACTTAGGTCATCGCCAGGAGTGGGGTTAACAGGTGGAAAGATTTCTTCGAGTTCGTCGTAGATCTGCTCAAGGTTTGGTCCGAGGATTGCCTCAAGCGTATTGGGGGAGGTTGACATTTGAATGTTCAAAAAAAGCTGGCATCCGAGCGGCTTTAGTTTCAGCAAGCTGAGGAGCTTTGCCCTCATACATCAGCCGATCGCTGGATTCCAACCAAAATTTTTTGTTCAGATACTTGTCGGCATGATTACCAAGGGGTTGCATTACCCAATTGATAGTTGCCTTCCTGAGTTTATCAAGAGAAGGACTGATGTTATACCCCAGCTCAGTATGAACCAGACTATTGGTAGCCACGTGAATTTGTTCATCTCGACTGATGTCAGCACTTACTGTTCGCATACCAGCGTCACCATTAAAGCGAAAGAATGGTAGAAGAACGAAGAAAATTGCACGCTCGGCAACCATCGCTTTGGTGATCGTGTGATCAGGATGCGCTTCCCAAGCAGCTTTGAGTTTGAGGGCTTCAGCTTCCGCTTTTTCATCTTTGCTAATACGTCTAGGGTCATCGGTACCATATTTTTTCAATATACCATAACCACTTATTTCATTTTTAATTCTTTGAGCTTCGTCCTTAAGATCTTTTATATTATCGAAGCCATAAAGCTCCAACATTTTTTCAGTAGACCCCAGCTGTTGGGTGAAATAATCTGTTTTACGCTGCACCTGTTGCTGTATCTCACCTTCATTAACAACAATACTGTCAATGACAGCATGATGGGCCAGTAACTTCCTGTTCATGATCTGCTCAAGCATTTCGCAATCAGTTATTTCAATCTGTCCTCCACTTTGTTGAATAAGTTCTTCTTTGAATGCATCAATTTCTGAATCCAGAACAATGTTATCCCCTACAACGGTAGCAACTCCGTCAATCTTTACTTTTTCCTGAGCTCCTATTTGCCATGTCAAGGCAAGTAAGGCTATCATCAAAATTCGCTTCATCTCAATACTGTTCAAATTGTTTATTGTTAATGGCATCAACCATAATGGTTTTTTCAATTTCATTCATCAACTCCAGTCTCCTCTTATGCAGGATCATCTGCTGAATCGTTGGAATCACATATTCCTTAGGCGCAATATCATTTCTATGACGCATGTCCTTAACAGCCAGCAAATATACTCCTAATGAATCTTCTTTTTGAATAAATTGTTTCTTTTTTATATTTTTTTCCTCATTTAAAAAAGCGAGTTTTTTTTCAACATCTCGATAACTTACCCAGATACTATCGTTTAATGAAAAAGAATAAAATTCCAGTTCTCTTTCGATCAATTCCTGAATATCTTCCTGTACCTCAGATTTAAAAAGTTTAATCAGATCATTTTTATCTGCCAAGTCACCACTGAAATGAATATATTTCAATTGCAATAATTCCTCATTCAGTCTGTAGACATTCTTATTGGTTTCATAATAATCATTAATGTCTTCTTCTGTGATCAAGGTATCCAATTCTTGCTGAAGCAATGCCTTTCTATATCTTTCAATCAACAATTCTTGTTCGTAATTACGAACCAGCTCTTGAATTTCAAGATCTCTGTCATCTACATTTATTCTGGCCTTTTCTAACAACAATTCTTTGGTTGCCCACATCTTTATATAATTATTTCTAAAGAGTATACTATCCTCAGCAGGAAGACCTTCCGGAATTGCGTCATTTAGATCCTCTTTAGACAAATACCGATCATTAACCCTGGCAACAGCA